AGTACTGGTTTGACCGTACCATAGAGCCTTCTATGTATCTGTGGCCAGTTCCAAATAACGATTACCAAATGTTTCAGTTGATCGTGGAAGTACAGATGCAGGATGTTGGCTCATTGACAAACCAGATTTATGTACCAGATCGTTGGTTAAATTGTGTTCAAAAACAATTATCTCATAGTTTGGCAATGCAGCTTCCCGGTGTTGATTTGCAACGTATTGGATACTTGGAACAACAAGCTGAAAAAGCGTTTATGCAAGCTAGTGAAGAGGATCGTGATAAGAGTCCGATTTATCTGCAACCTAATATTTCGTATTATAGTAGATGAGTACTTCTTTGTATTGGATCCGCCATAAAAATCACACTGACATGTTTAGTCAGGGGTATGTTGGTGTATCTAAAAAAGTGGAAACACGTTGGTTTACTCACAGTCGCTATACAGAAAACCAACATCTTAAGGCGGCGATTAAGAAATATGGTTGGGATAACCTAGTTAAAGAAGTTGTTTTAATTGGAGAAGAAACCTATTGCTACGATTTAGAAGCCAAGATAAGACCAACTAAGCAAATTGGTTGGAACATTGCTGAAGGCGGCGCAAAACCGCCAACAACGGAGTACCGCGGCAATGACTATGTCAGCCCATTAAAAGGTGTTTCAAGACCGACGCCTTGGCTTGTTGGTAGAAAAAGATCCCAAAAAGAGCGAAAAAACATGTCAGAAGCTCGAAAAGTAAAAGTTAAATTTGAAGGTGTTATTTACAATAGCTTTGAGGATCTTGCCGCGCATTTAGGTATTAAATATTCCACATTGACAAACAGAATTTATAGAAGTGCCGAAAAATATGGCTATGAGGTTTTAAAATGAGTGTTATAATGTCGTATGACAGCCTTGTGTTAAACATCCAGCAATACATGGAAAGGGATGATGCCGACTTTGTTGCGCAGATCCCTAACCTTATTGCGTTAGCTGAATCTTCAATTGCAGCGGAACTCAAAACCTTTTTGCAGTTAATTGTTGTAGAAACCAGTTTGTCAGAAAATCAAACTATTTTGAATAAACCAGCTCGCTGGCGAAAAACAGTTTCTATGAAAATTAATGGTCAGCCCATTTTGCTTCGTAGTCAAGACTATGTGTCTCAGTATTTATCTGAATCATCTAATGGTCAGCCACAATACTACGCAGACTATGATTACAACAACTGGAATTTTGCACCATCTCCTGATACATTGTATCCTGTAGAAATTATCTATTACGCAGAAATCCAGCCATTGGATGAAACCAATCAACAAAATTTATGGACAGCTATTGCGCCACAGGCCATGCTTTATGGCGCTTTGTTGCAAGCTCAAGGTTACTTAAAGGCTTTGGATAAGTTGCCTGTTTGGAAACAATACTACACCGACGCAATTGGTGCGCTCAAAAAAGAAGACAACTCTCGTCGTGTGGATCGCAATACATCGGTTCAGGAACCCTAAAATATGTCAACAACACCAGTCTACACATCGCCCTTTACAGGTACCGTTGTTACCCCAACGGATGTATCGTACTATTTTTTATCGTTTGGTTCTGATACGCCTTTATACTGGCCTTCTATTGTAAACCAAGGTGCCGGAGAAGTTCCAGCAACTCGTATTATTGATTGCGTTTGCACAAGTGCTAACGCAAATGCAGCAATTATTAATCTTCCAGAAGCGGACCAAGGCACCGTTGGGGCGGACATTTTGTTCCGTAACTTGGGAACCAATACATTTGTAATTAAAGATTATACTGGCGCAAACTCTGTCAGCGTCCCCGCTGGTATATCTAAGTATTTTTATTTAACAAACAATTCAACACCCGGCGGTGTTTGGAACAATGTAACCTTTGCAGCTGGCACGTCCTATGCTGATGCCGCCTCACTAGCTGGCGCAGGATTAACTACGGTTAATGGTAAGTTAGCAACTACACAAAATATGGTGGACATTACGGCTAGTCCAACCATTAATGACGCTAGTCGCGCCGCCACGTTTATTTGGAATGCAGGTGCGGGAACTTTCTATTTACCGTCTTCAGAAACCCTATCAAATGGTTGGTATATTGGTTTTAGAAATAATGGAACTGGAACATTAATATTCCAACCAACCTCTCCAGATACGCTTAATGGGCAGCAATCTATTAACGTTAATCCGGGAGATTCCGGATTTTTAATGTTAGATTTAACTGCTGGGGGGTTTGTTACCGTTGGTTTAGTTTCACCAACAAGCACAGCCTTTACAGCGGCGACATATGATGTGGATGCAATTGTTGGAAATACCTTCAATTTAACCTCGTATGCCCCAATTATTCAAACATACATCGCTCAATCTGGAACTCGTACTGCTACCTTAGCAGTTACTTTACCGCCAATTACCCAAATTTATATTTTGGCTAATACAACTGGTAAGCCCGGATATAATATCACTTTCCAAAATGGTGGTAGTTCACAAGCCCCATTAGTTTTTTCAAATGATACAATTGCCACTGTGCTTAGTGATGGCGAGTTTTTATACCCATTAACTACAGCGTCTATTGGCTCATTTTTTGCCAATAACGGTTCTGCTGGTGCCCCATCATACTCATTTAGCAATGATACTACCACAGGCATGTATCTTGTTGGTACGGGCGTTTTAGGGCTTACAGCGAATGGCACTGAATTAATTCAAATAGACGGATCAAACCCTTCAGCGCCTTTAATTACGGTAAACGGGCAATTAAACGCAAAACTTATTAGCGGCGGGACGTTCTAATGGCAGCTGATAATATTCAGCAAGATACCTCCCAATTTACCAAGATTTACACCCTAGCTATTCCTGCGGGGGTAAAACGGGACGGTACTGCTTTTGAAACTAATGAGTACACTGATAGTGTATGGTGCCGTTTTCAACGCAAAATGCCAAAGAAAATAGGTGGATACCGCTCTATTTTTACGAGTCAAGTAGGTATCTATCGCGGGATGATTATTCAACCATACAATGGTGTGAATTATATTTTTGCGGGTAATTACCAAGAATTAGATGTTTTCACAACCAGTACAACATTTACTGCAGGTAGTGGGCCCTTTCCTGTAACTATTTTGCCCGGGCAGTCTTTTGCCAACGCAACTTATGTAAACGCTACTTCGTTTACTATTCCCGGAAACGGCACATCTGTATTTGGGCCAAGCAATACTGTTATATTCCAGCAAACAAGTAATGCTGCAACATACACAATTACAAATTCGCATTATTCATCTAATGTTACAACGATAACAGTTTCTGGTAATACAGTTTCCAACACAATTAGTACTGTTTATTTAAATACCAATCCAGTATTTACAGGTGATCCTGATTTTCAATCTGATCCTTCAGTCGGCAATTACACTATTACATGGCAATTTGATTCTCAATTTAGCCCTCAAGGACAGCAATTAGCTATATTTGCACATCCGGGTAAAAATTTAGCAAACATTGATAACGGTGTTCCAACTCAAGTTTTATATGGCAATATTACACCGTCAAGCAATTATACTTGGACATTCCAAGGGTTATCAGATAGTGGAGGCCAGTACCCCACCTATCAACCAATTAGCGTTGATGGGGGTGTTTGCGTTCTATATCCATTTATTTTTGTTTACGGATCTCACGGCTATATTGCAAACAATAACGTCAATACCGCATACAACAGCCAAAACTTTTTTGATTGGAACGGCCCATTAGCAAACCAAAATAACGTATCTGGATCTAAGATAGTTAAGGGTATGACAATGCGCGGTGGTACTAACTCGCCAGCCGGTCTATTCTGGGCAACAGATTCATTAATTCGTGTATCCTTCAATACCGGTAATACAACTACTGGACTGTATTGGATTTACGATATTATTTCAAGCCAAATTTCTATCATGTCATCTAATACTGTTGTAGAGATGGATGGTAATTATTTCTGGATGGGTGTAGACCGGTTTTATGTTTACAACGGTAGCGTGCAGTTGTTACCAAATGACAAAAATGTAAACTACTTATTTGACAACATTAATTATGAAT